TAATTCTGTTAAGCTGGGATATGTAGCAGTAGATAGCGAAACTATGTTTTTTGAAGCGTCAAAACTTGCGATAGTTGAAGCTGTTGCGCCTGATATATTACTAGATGCTGATTTAACAGCTCCTGTAGCGTTGACATTTCCAGAAACCTGCAACCTATCCCCATTATCAGTAAAAGTACCGCCATTTTGAAGAACAACGTTCCTACTGGATTGAAAGATAGTAATTGCGTCAGTTGAATTAGTCCCTAAAGTGATGTTGTTTGCGCCAAATGTTGTAATAGATAGAGGGCCCGTTGTGCTCTCGAATATTCGACATCTTATTCTTGACCAGTTTGAGGTAAACGTACCAAGTGCATGGGAGTTGTCAGATGAAGGTATAACAGATCCATTCGATCTTATGCCTACATTTGATATGCCTGCAAAAACTCCTTGTGTATAAGTTGGATTTATGTCTAGACCTATTAAAACATCATTATTAGCCGTTGCAGTTAGACTATTATCAAAGTAGACACCTCTTGATATACCTAATATAGAGTTTACAATACCAGACACTCTAAGCTTACTATTAAAAGCGTCTGAAAATCCTCCAATTAAAAAATTACCATTTCTTTGAATATTAAAAAGTGCGGTATTCCCATTTTGAAAAGAATAAGCTACTCCGCTAGTTGTTAATGGTTGCACCCCGTCGTTTAAAACGGTAGCGGTTCTGTAAACCATATCTGCCTCAGATGTTCTTGCAATATCTGTATCCTGTATGCTAATTTGATAGTAATTAGGCGTAGTACTACTGTTGCCCCTTGTGGCAATCATTGGAGTAGTCCCAAGACCTCTGGATCCTATAAAGTAATCTCCGTTACCGATAGAGCTATATAAGGTATTTGTTGTTTTTACTTTTTTAATAAAATCATCGCATATAGTAGTCTTACCCGTAACTGTTGCCGAAAAAACGCTGATGTTTGTTGTTAAACCGGTCAAGTAGTAGATATTGACACTACTATTGCTCATTATCACAAGTCTAATTACTCCGCCGCTTACTATTTGCAAACCTTCTGCCCTATGCGTGTTATCTGACGCTCCGGGTGAGTAGCCTAAAAAAGTTTTTGTAAGTCCATCAAAACTTAACTTCGAAACTTTTGTCTGTTCGGATATATAAAATTCCCCAGAATAGTAGCTAATACCTTGAATGCCATTAGTAAAAGGTTCAGCAATAGCAATGAATCCTAAATAATTACCAACTAAATCATATTTCCAAATTTTAGAACCGTCTACAAATGAAGTTATGTACAGATTTGTCCCATCAGTAGATATACTACTTACCTCGTGTCCTTGTGCTGATATATCGTAAGTAGTTACTAGTGCCAATGTCGTGGCGTCATATTTTGCAATTCTCATTCCTGTAACAGCTGGGTAAGTTTCAGCTGGAATGTATAAAAAACCACCTAAATATACCCCGTCTCCTAAGTGATTGACTCCAGACATGCCTGATAGTGCTGTATTATTTTCTACAACAACATTCCAAGATGCGTCTAGTTTAGATATTTTTGATGATCCTATTAAATAATGATTAGTGCCGTCAAAAGTATAGCCTTGCTGCAGATCTGTAGCAAAGTCAGGTGACACAAAAGAGCTGCTTAAAATAGGCAAATCAACTTTTAAGCCGTCCTGAGAAACTATCGGCTTTATAAATGTTTTATTTCCGTCTATTATTTGGTTGGTTGTTTTATCAACTAAATTCGATGTGTCGGTAATAATTTTATATGTCGCCCCATCCCAATAATAAGCCTGCTGCATTGCTTTCCATATATAAGCTTTTCCAACCTGTCCAGTTGCTGGAAAATCAGAAAAGTTTGTGTACTGCAAAACATCATAGCCTAGTGTTGTTTTTAAATTCGAAATAGAAGCTTTTCCTACTGTCCCATCTGCGCCCATAGTAGCTATATTTACGGGGGTAGAGATATTCTGTGGATCTGTAATTATCAACCCCTCCAGCGGAGTTTCTGAGCCGTTAGCAGTCTGTCCGTGCATCGTTATAGAAACCAATGCAAATAATAAGAATAATAGTTTTTTCATTGTATAAAAAGTGTGATTAAGTTGCCCGCAATAGTTACGGTTTTCAAAGTTACGATATTCCCAGCTTGTGTGAAAGTAAAATTTTTACTTGCATTGGAAGCGTCTGCGGGGAATTGTATAGCTTGGTTTATGTACGCGAAAACGCAAATCTTTCCTACTGGTATAGTGAAGTTTTGATTAGGAGAAACTAGTATAGGAAAGAAATAAGGCTGTAATTGAACGGTGCTTAGCGGTATCCATCCGCCTTGTGACCTCACGAAACTACCAACTATTCCAGTGTCAGGTACAAAAGCCTGTATTCCGTCTCCGTCATTGAAAAATTCCGATACGTTGGTAGGTTTGTTTTTGATAAAATCAACTTCTCCAGAATTGCCCTGTTCCCAGTCAGCCTGCGCTTGCCCTCCTTCTGTAAGTCCCGCAAGCTTATTTTTTTCGGCTAGAGTGAAGTTTTCATCACTAAGCTGCTTTCCTGTAATTTTATCAACTTTGTTTGTGTAAAGTTCGTTAAAATTGCTTTCAGCTTTTACTTGAGATGTTCTTAAAGTATCGCCTGTTCCATCGTTTGGCGTTCCGTAGTTTATATGTTGTTGTGCCATTAATAGAAGTCGTTGAAATTAGTTGTCTCTTCGTCTTTTTTGCAAAAGTTCCACTCTGGAAGTATTGATTTTTCCATGTATTCTCTGAAATTGTTTTCCACCGAAACACCCAAAGACTTGTATTGTTCTGATAGTTGAACTGTTTTAGTAGTAGGCTGCCAACGGTCAGAAGTCAAGATAGTATTTCCAGCGTTACTAGATTTCACCTCGTTAAAAAGTGTGAAATAATGAGCCGTGAAAAATACGTGCATATCAATGATGTATTTATCGAAAATATATAAATATTCCCCTGTTAATGGTGTCGATGTATTGAGGTCATTGTATATTTTGTTATATAAAGATTGTCCTAATATGCGCAAAATATCAGTTATTTGAGCATAATATATTTTTTGTTCTATCGAATCTGAATCAGTACCGCTACTTATAGCGGTTGTGTTCTTCACCTGTTCTGCTGTTATGAAAAGCTTTGTCGTCATACTGTTTCTGTTTTTTGTTCTTCAACTTTTCTAAACTCCTCAAAATCTACAAACTCCAACTTAACGGCTGGATCTATCAGTTTGAATAACCTTGTCAAACCATCTAAAACAACTTTTCTAAGCGGGTTTATATTTCGCCTGTACAAATCTTTAGTCGCTACTATTCGCTCTTCCGCATTACTAGAAAATCCGCTTGCGTCACTCGATCCAGAATAAAGTATTTTTGGTACCGAATGTCCTACGATGATTTTCCTTTCGCACTCCTCAGCAAAAAATACATTTTGCTGATTAAGGTTAGGGGTTTCGACCTGATCTATGGTTGTTGCGTCTAAAGCGTCAGAGTTATAGGATACTACTACATGGTGTTTCGGAGATCCTCCTGTATAATCTTTTTTTATCTGTTCGGCTTTTTTCTTTTTTACTTCTTCGGAAGCAGATCCTTGTTTTCCTCCGTTGAAATTTATCACAGTAGTGATTTTATTTTCAAACTGGAAATGCGTCTTTGTATTCTGACCCAGAAAACCCTCAGCTATACAGTAATTAATACAGCTGAAATAATCAGGAAGAGGAAAGAATTTATTTTTTGTGATTCTTTGTACTATTACAATTTCCACGCCCCCTTGATACGTTCCGTCGAATTTTTTACAAGGCACTGGTGTGTACGTTCCTGATTGCGACCAATCCCATGAATACCAATAACCCACAACTTTAGGATGTACCGTTCTATAATCTAATTCAACAGCAAAGTTTTCAATCGGAATATACTCGAACTTCAATAATTTACGGTCTTTTTCGCTATCATTCCAAATGGCTTGTAAAGCATAACCGCCCATCATCTTAGTATCTAAACAAATAAGCTCTTGATCATCTGGACTTATATATTTTGAAATATCTAAATCTGAACCAACGTTAACAATGCCATCTGCGTACATAAAATTCACAAAGGAACTTATAATGCTTTGGTTTGTCGGAGAATCATCGTAAGCATCACGAAGCGTTTTGTAATTCGAATTATTGTGCCCATTACACACCGCATTTACTCCGTTTTGCGTCATGAGTGGGTTAATGTCAATAGGTTGCCATGCGGACATTTTCACGACTTCCTCGCTGAATGAATAAACATTTTCTATTGTACTTACTTCCATCTTTTCGTGTTCTGTGATTGGTTAGTATAATTTTGTATATCGGTATCATTTGCAACGAAAATCAATTTTCCTTTGTAAACAATTTCGGAATTTCTTGTTAATGTAAATGAGTAGGCAGTTCCCTGCACGAATCCTGTAGTTTCTTCGATAGTAACTACTATTGTATTTTTCACTATCTCCCAAGTAGTAGATATTATTGATCCGTTATCTAAAGTAAAAATCAAGTCATCCGTGAGTAAAGGATAAAAACGAGGAACTAATTTTATTATCGGAATTGCTTGCGTAACTACTTTCATTTTGTTTTTATTAAAAAAAGGGCGCAATTATACGCCCTTTTGTTTATAATTTAAGCACGTTATTAATATGCCATTGTAGAAGCAAGTAATTGCGCTACAGCTGGAGCAGTAAGCAAGAATTTACGGAAAGAATCCGCTTCGTCTGTGTCTATCGTAATAGTTACACCGTTCAAATCTCCGTCCTGTCCTCCAGTAGTATCTACGGCAGTAGAAACCATACATCCAAATTGTGAACCAATAGCGAAAAAGTCACCATTTTTCATTTCAATGATACCGACAAACTCCGTTTTTGTCAACTGGTCAACAATATCAGATAATACTGTGTTGTCTAATCCTGCTGCCGAAACCAAAACCAAAGGCAATTGCCCTTTTCTGCCTCCAGAACGTGTGTCCATGTTGTTTGTAAGAGTATCAGTGTAGTTTGAAGTGGTGTTTTTCACATCAAATCTAGCCAATTTTGCGCCCGCTGGATCTGTACCAGTAAGCATATAAGCAGGAAGTGTTACAACACCTCCAGAAGTGGTAGCTATTCTATTCAATGGATCATACTGAATTATTGAAATAGATTTGATGCCTACCTTTTTTGTAACGCAATTTAAGTTGCGTGATTTTGTTAATGCAATTTCGCACATATCATGTAAGGTATTAAAGGGCTATTTATAGCCCTGTTATTTTTAAGAGTACAATACGTTACGAGCTTGATTCATAACAGCGTGGTTGTAAGCATACACGTTTTTAAAGTATGTATGATCTGAACCGTTAGCCATTTTACCAATTTCCATGAAGTTAGATTCTGGATTAGCAGCATCAGCATTTATGAACAAAGATTTTGAAGGGTGACCGATCAAAACGTTTGGTGGCAAGTTTACGAATGAAACAGGAACACCATTGTACGTCACTTTATCACCATTGATAACAAAGTTAGGCTCAATTGTTGCTCCTCTCAATTTGTTTGACTGAATGGCAAACTGCAAGTGATTTAATGGAGCTTCGATAACATAAGGATGCTCTGTATCAGACAACACCTCTGCTGGAATTTTTGCATATACTTTCGCATATTCGATATCGCAGTTAGCAGCTGTGATTGTAGTACCGTCAACTTTCAAATATTCCCCCAAAGAAGCAACTGCATTAGCTCTGAAAGTATTGTACACTACAGTAGCAAAAAAACCATCACGTAAAGATGTTGGTAGAGCCGCTATTTTTGCTTGTGTAGAAGCAGAAATAGAACCTTGTCCAGCTCCCGGAGTCAATGCAGCAATAGCCGCTTTAGTTGCGGTTGTCGCACCTTGCCAACGATTAATTTTTTGCTGATTTGAAATAGCCTCAGAAAACACTTTTGTAGCTAAATTAATGAACTGTTGAGAATTGTAGTTCTCAGCTCCTAATTTCATATCTCCAGCAAAGATAGTGTTACGCAAAGTGTTTTGCTTAACGATTTGCTCGTACTGAGTTACTGCATAGTAGATTTTGTTATCTACCATTGCAAGCGTAGTATCGTCTGTAACAGCATCGCCAGTATAGGCTTTTTCAGTTACGGTCTGGCTTGTTTCAGTCCAAACAGAACCTTCTTTTTCTCCGGGTTCAAAACCTACATATCCATCTGCAATAGACGAATCTTTTAATAAAATTGCCGTTTGAAAAGGCAAAATTTGCGCACCTCTTACGGTGACTTTTGAATAAGCTAAAGCCATATTTTATTTATTTTTAAGATACAATTTATAATCAGTTTCGATTCTTTTTACTTCTTCTTCTGGAAGTCTGTCACCAATGTAATCAGAAAGTTCTTCACCGTTAAGGATCGTTTCTAATTCTTTGTAGTTTACA